GTTCGGAGCATGTCGAATCAAAACAACTTTGTGCTTGTCAGTCAATCCATTCCATTCGTCAATCTGAATATCTTCTGAATCAGCACATTCACGCAGTGTCATTGGCCTACCTCCATGACCAACAGCCCAAGGGTCTGGCAGTTGCTCTTCAATCTTCCACCTGCATCCAGCACATCGCTCATCAACTTTTCCCAATTCTGTTTTGGTGTACTCACAGTCAGGTGACATGCGGTGCGGCTCTTTGTACGGCTCTCTGTTGTGGCATCCATACTTCATGGCTTCATTCCCTTTGGCCAAGGTGCAACTGGAACCCAGTTGGTTTTCTGTGGCTTGTGTTCTGGGTGGTAGTTCTTGCGCTCGACTGGTGTGCATGTCGACTCTGTCTTTTGCTTTGGTGGCGTGATTGCTCTCTGCAAAACTTTGCGTGGTTGTCGGCGCAGGTCTGTCATCCAGTTTGGGTTGCACGGTTTGAAGCGCGGGTGATTCTCATCAGGCTCTGGTGCATCAGCAGGTGGTGTGATAATTTTCCACACCGATGTGAAGCGGCCATTGCCAACATTCAAAACCCACTCTGCGATGTAGGTGTCAGGCATCAGCTTGAGTGACCTGCGAACACTGTCAGGCGATGCTTTCACTGATTCAGCCAAACCTGCAATGGTCATGCCGTGTGAGTCTTGGCGCATAAAGTCGCGCAGCTTTTGTGATAGTTGATTTTTTGCAGTCATAGTGGTGCTTCTGGTAGTTGTGCGCGTTGCTGTTGCGCGTGGTCTTTGATTTGTTTTGATGTCCACGGCACTGGGCCAGTGGCTGGTGGGAATGGCCAGCTCATGCTTGCGCTCCTCTAAAAATTTTTGATTTCCATTGCGTGACCACCATGCCGTGGACGCTTGCGCTTTCGGCGCGAACCCAGCCGATGGAGTCGACAACACCACTGCGGCGTGCCTTGAGTGCGATTGCACCCCAAGCGCGTGAGTCAGGTGGTGCTGGCATGTCTTTGAATGCTGCACGCACTTGCTCGGTGGTGAAACAGTCATGAGTCTCAGCGAACTCAACAAAGTTGCCGTAGGCAATCATCTGCCATGTGAGGCCAGCATTCTGCGCGGCTTGCTCTGCGCGAAAGTGTCCGATTGCTTGGCCGTTCATTTTGCGTACTCCTTGCAGTCCACCTCTGGTTTGTAGGCTGGCCAGTTTCCTGCCTTGACCATCTCGCAGTAGTGTTGGTCTTCACGCAGTTGCTCTTCGTAGTCAATCGTGCCAGCGATGCCAAGCATGGCCAAGATGATTGCGATGATGTAGATTGTTTTCAATTTGCTCTCTCCAGTTGTTTGGTTGAAAAATCAGCGAGTGACATCACGGTCTTGCCGCCAGTCTTGCCACCCTTGTAAACCAGTCGTGCCACTTCTTTGTCACCAACGACTGCTGGTGCTGGTGGCTTCAATCCCTTCATGCGGTACATGTCGTCAGATGACCTGTCGCCAGACAGCATGCGCGGGTACTCGAATCGCTCCTGTCGCGTGTAGGCTTTGTGAGCCTCGCAGAAGCGGTGTTGCAAATAGCTCAACTCCTCGTAGGTGCTGCGGCAAATCTTTGACCAGCCGCCAAGGTCTTCGACCACTGCGTGAATTGCTGGGTCATCGAACACGATGTCGCTGTACGCACCGATGCGCTGCATGGCATCGAGGCATTTACCCCAAGCAAGCTGTGCGCGGTCTGTAGGCGTGCCTTGAAGCAGTCGGACTATGTCTGCCACCTTCGGAGCGAATTGACCGCGCTCTGGGTCGGTTGCGTGGCGTGTGAGGGCATGGCTCACCTGCTCAAGCTCAAACCCTTTGAAGGCTTCCCACCAGATGCCCAGCGTGAACAGCGAGGTGTCTTGGCGGTAGTAGGCCATCACGTCAGTGACGATGGCCGACAGCTTTGGTTTGTCTGCTGGTGTCATACGAACTCCTCCTGTGGTGGCTCATCCTGTGCCAAGAACTCGGCCATGACTGCACGGTTGCGCTCTTCGAGTGCTGCTTGCTTGTTGACTGGCTGAAACCCACTGGGTTTTTTCTCTTCTGAACGGCGCACCCAATTCCTCCATGTGCTAAACCAATCCAGCTTTGAGGCATTTGGCCCTGCCTTTGCAATCCAGTAGTCTTTGAACTGGTCAAAGGTTTGCTGGGCATTCACCTTGGGGTGATTTTCAAAAGTCCAGTCAACCCATTCTTTGGGCAACCTAAAGTCAGGCGACAAGCGCGAAGCGCGTTTTGTCTTTGTCTCTTTCTCTGTATCTCTCTCTTCCTCTGTCTCTGTCTCTAGGCCATCATCTTGATGTCCGTCTGATATCGCGTTGATATCATCTTGTTCCAGCCAGTGATGGAGCTTTGAGATGATTGATTTCATTGAGTTTTCTGACACACGCAACCTGAAGGCGAGTTTTTTCTCATCAGGCAGTCGGCCATCGTCTTCGCTTGCAATCAGCCACATCATGACCAGAGCTTTTGCAGCAACTGGGTCGAGTTCGTGCCAATCCATGTCGTCCAAAACGTCACGGTACAGCTTCACCCAAGGTGGTTTCCTGTCTTTGAAATGCTGAAACTTGTGCCAGCCTTTGATTCGATAGACCATCATGCAGCTCCGTTTGACTGCTTCATGGTTTCCTGAATGCGCTCGCGATACACCTTTGAGTGCTTGGAAGCGCACGCAACGCAGCCGCCGCTGGCTGTGTATCGCTCAGTGCCGCCGCAAACTTTGCAAGGGTTGCCCTTGAACTTCTTCTCGCCCAGTCGGGCTGCTTGCATCCGTTTTCCGCTCATCTCATACTCCATGTTGTTGACTATGAGTATGACTATATCACAGATATAACGGAGCAAAAACTATTTTTTAAGCTCGGTGGATTTGTCCAACTCTTCGATTGCGCGGCGGCAATAGATGGCCGCATCGAGCAGCTCTTCGTACTGGTGCTGAAGCCATGCACGCAGCTCAAGCGGGTTGTTGGCCACCTGCATGCCGTACTTGTTGAGGCCAAATGCTTGGCGGCGGGTGATGTCTTCGCAGACTCTTGCTTCGGTTCCGAGTGCCATTTGATTCTCCAAAGGTGGGGTACTCACCGAACTGTAGCTCTATCGGTTGATAGGTGGGCAGGATGCCCCAGCTTTCCCCCTTAACTTACTGACGTGGCGGCAGGTCTGCCTCTTTGACAAACACGCCTTCAATCATTCGACCTTTGCGGTCTTTGATTTCGTCCCAAGCTGCATCGATGCACTCTTCAACAGTGACACCGTACTGTGCAGCCAATATGGTCAGCACAACGACTGCGTCACCGATGCCGTCCATGATTGCGCCACGGTTCTTTCGTGCAATGCCAGCGGCCAGCTCGCCGACCTCCTCCACCAGTTTGACGAATTGCTTCTAAGGCGTGCTGCCGTTGACTAGGTTGCGAGCTTCGGCCCAGCCGCGAATGTTGCGAAATTGTTCCATGTGTTCTTTCTAGAAAGGGATGTCATCGTCCATGTCGTCAAAGCCACCTTGTGCTGGCGTAGACGCTGGTGCTGGTGCTGGCGCTGCCTGACGTGGTGCAGGTGCTGCACTGCCTTCGCTCTTTGGTGGCAGGTCGAGGTTGTCCACCTTGAGCTTGAGCTTGGTGCGAGGCGTGCCGTCTTTGGCCTTGTACTCTTCCATGCTGAGTGGGCCTTGCACGGTGACGCGCATGCCCTTGGCCAAGTAAGGCTGCACAGCTTCGGCACGCTTGCCCCACATCGTGCAGTCAACCCACATCGTGTTTGGTTTGTCGCGTGTGCCAGTCTGCACGCCGATTGCAAAGTTCAAAATGGCATCGCCATTGTGATGACGCATCTCAGGGTCGCGCCCAAGGTTGCCAGTTAAAACGCCGAGGTTCATAGTTGCTCCAGTTGAGTGATAGTGATTCGCACAGCGCCGTCAGTGATGACGTTGCGCCGCGCTACAGAGATGAAGTCAAACTGCGAGTCGTCTTCGATGACTTGCGAAAACGTCAACGAATCGAGTAATGCCTTCAGGATGTTGTCAAGGTCGCGCCTCCGTTTGTCAGGCGGGTAGGCTGCAATCTTGATGGCCAAGCGCCCAGTCATTGGTGCGGTGTAGCCTTCAGCTTTGAACTGGCCGTATACCTTCAGTCGGTACAAGCGGCCGCGCTCACTGATGATGGTGCGCCCTTTGATGTTGCGCCAGTATGTGTTGACCGTGGGTGGCCACGGCAGCAACGCATCAATCATGCTTCACGGCCAAAGATGAGGTCGTGTGCGCTGATGTTGATGCCACGCGCCCATGCTAGCTCAAGCAGCTTGCGCTGCACAGGCGTTGGCACAGTGCCTGACTTGCGCCACCGCGAGATGGCCGCAGGGTCGCGGTCTATTGCGCGAGCGAGCTTTCGCACGCCGCCAAACGAGTTAATCACCAAATCGACTGGTGTGAGGTTTTGTGTAGTCATCCCCCAATGATGACACAAACTCAACGAACATTGACCACTGGTTTTTGAAAACAAAAGGTCAAACTACAAATTTATTTTTATTGGAACGTAAAAATGCATGAAATGTTGAACTAGAATCAACACATCAACAACACGGAGAGAGCAAATGACAACAGCAACTTTCACATTCGATGGCATTCAAGGTCGCGTCACTCAAGACGGCTTCATGCAATGGGCAACCCTGTCATGCTGGTTGGACAGCCTCAAGGACAGCCCACTCAAGTCGGCCGCACAGGCTGCGTTGGCCAAGCAGCAGCAAGGCATCACTGAGTGGATTCAGGAGCGCATCAACCAGTACGCACCTGAGAGCTTCAAGTTCGAGTCACAAGCTCGCGCCCACAAATATCTGCATGTCCACTGGCAGCAGATGATGGCCGACTGGGATGCTTACCTGCGAGGGAACATTCAAAAGAAGGAGCTGCACTCAGACCTCGTCAACAAGATGAACGACTGGGTCATGCCATCGTGGGGCCACAGCCGTGGTTAAGCGCACATGCGAAGAGTTGGGGGTCTGCCAGTCACGCAAATGCCCCAACTGCCCCAACAAAAAGAGTTGATGCAGCATCAACAATCCATGCTAAAATTAGCACATACAAACACAAGGAGAAGCAAATGGGAATGAGTTTAGACATTCACAAAGTGAAGAGCATTGAGTTTGACAAGGTGTATGACCGTGGCCACTATGCAAGCCGCACCATCACCATCACCACAGAATCTGGCGAACAAATCGAGTTGAACCTGTACGCAGATAGTGAGTCGCCAGAGTCGGCCGATTCACTTAAATTGAAAATTTAACCAAGGAGAGAGCAATGACAGTAGAGATTATCCAAATCACCAGCGAGGCCCAATGGTTGGGTGAGCGCAAGAAAGACATCACCAGCACAGAGATACCAGCTCTGTACGGCCTGTCACCATACAAGACAGAGTTCGAGCTGTTCCACGAAAAACGTGACGGCGTGTCTGTCAAGTTTGAGGCCAACGAGCGCATGAAGTGGGGCAACCGCCTTGAGGCTGCAATCGCCCACGGCGCGGCCGAAGAGATGGGTTGGAGCATTGCGCCGCTCAAGGTGTACATGCGCGACCCAGACCTGCGTATGGGTTCGAGCTTTGACTTTGAGATTCTTGACAGCGACAAGGGCAAAGGCATCTTGGAGGTCAAGAACGTGGACGGCTTGCAGTACGCACGCAACTGGCTCGATGACGGCGCTGGCAATATTGAAGCGCCAGAACACATTGAGCTGCAAATCCAACACCAGATGGAGCTGACAGGCTACGAGTGGACAGCGCTGTGCTTGCTGGTTGGCGGCAACACTTTGAAGATTGTGCTGCGTAAGCGCGACAAGGAAATTGGTGCAGATATTCGCAAGAAGATTGCTGAGTTCTGGGCCAAGGTCGATGCCAACGCTGCGCCCAATCCAGACTATTCAGCCGATGCTGAGTTCATCATCAAGCAGTTGCGCGGCGACTCCATCGATGGCTTGGTTGCCGAGGCAACACCAGAGCTGGACATGCTCATCGAGCGCTACCACTACCTTGGCCAATCCATCAAAGAGCAGACCGATATTCGCGAAGCAACCAAGGCTGAGATTCTCATGGCCATTGGCAGCGCAAGCAAGGTGGTCAGCCAGCTCGGAACAATTTCCTGCGGTACAACAAAAGACAGTTTGGGTACGCAGATAACCGCTGACATGGTCGGCACTTACTACGGCGCTCGCAAGGGCTTTCGCAACTTTCGCTTCACAGCAAAAAAGGAAAAATGAAAATGGCAGCAGAACAACGCATCTACAAAGTGACAGGCAACAACAACGTGTACCTCGTCCAAGCAACCAGCCAAGCGCAAGCCCTGCGCCACATTGCTGGCAAACAGTACAGCATCGAAGTGGCACGCGCGGTTGACGTGGCCATGATGATGGGCAAGCAAGGTGCTGTGGTTGAGATTGCATCGACCATCGCAGAGCAAGCAGACTTGATTGAAGGTGCAGCATGAGTTACTTCACAGAACTCAAATGCGTCAGCAGGTTTGTGATTGCAGTGCCAGCCACGACCAAAGATGAAGAGCGCATTAAATTGTTGTCCATCATCAACACCGCAGTGCGTGATGCCGTCATCGAGCTGCGCCAATCAAACGTGAATTTTTTACCACTTGAAGTTACAACATCACTGGAGAGCATGGAATGAGTACAGAACTGACCCCTATGGAAGCGATGCGCGGCACGCTGGTAAAGATGCAGCCAGAGTTTGCCTCTGCCTTGCCTCCGCAAATCCCAGTCGAGAAGTTCATTCGCACCACATTGACCGCAGTGCAGATGAACCCAGAGCTGTTGAGCGCTGACCGCCGCAGCCTGTTGGGCGCGTGCATGAAGGCCGCACAGGATGGCTTGCTGCTTGATGGCCGCGAAGCTGCGCCTGTCATCTTCAACACCAAGGACGGAAAGAAGGTGCAGTACATGCCAATGGTTGGCGGCATCTTAAAGAAGATTCGCAACTCAGGCGAGTTGGCCAGCATCAGCGCCAACGTGGTGTACGACAAAGACTCGTTCGAGTATGAGCTGGGTGATGATGAGCGCATCGTTCACAAGCCATTCTTGGGTGCAGACCGTGGCCAGCAAATCGCTGTGTACGCCGTGGCCAAGACCAAGGACGGCGCAATTTACCGCGAGGTGATGAGTGTGGCCGATGTCGAGAAGGTGCGTGCAGCCAGCCGCGCTGGTAAGTTTGGCCCTTGGGCTGACTGGTGGGATGAGATGGCCAAGAAGACAGTCATTCGCCGCATGGCCAAGCGTCTGCCATCCAGCGCCGATGTCGACCAAGTGTTCGAGTCAGACAACGATGCGTCAGGATTTGACCAAATCGAGCGTAGAGCGCCTGTAAACATCACGCCTGAACCAGAGGCCCAAGTCGCGCCTTTGAGCCGCCTGAAGCGTTCTATGGGAACTGTGGACGCAGACACTGGCGAAGTGTTGCAACCAGAGGAGGCACAAGATGGCCAAGCTCCTCAAGCCTAAAGAGCTTTGTGAGCGTTGGGGCTTGACCGACAGCACGCTGCGAAAGTGGCGTGTGGCCAATGTCGGCCCTGACTACATCAAGCTGGGTGAAGGTCGCAACGCAGAGGTGCGCTACCGCATTGAAGACGTTGAGGCTTTTGAAAAATCAAATCGATTCGTAACTACCAAAGGTTAATCATGAGAATTACAAAGTGGGATAAACAGGCAATCGTCAAAGCAATCATGGCAGACGTACCCAAGCCAAACAAAACAAAACGCAGAACTGAGCTGCAAGAAGCTGTCGTCAAACTCATGTCACCAGCATTGAGAAAAATTTACAAGACAACACCAAAGGCTCTCGCTGAATATCATGTTGGCGATTTAATTTGCGACAACGGTTACTACCATGAAGGCCGCAGAATTGTTTGCGCCGATGTCACCGAAAAGCAAATCAAAGAGCTTGTCAAAAAATATGAGCAAGAAGACCAAGCGATTCATGATGCAAAGCGAAAGCTGACTGGCGTGGTTGATGCATGCACATCATTGAAGCAATTAAACGACAGGCTTCCTGAGTTCAAAAAGTATTTCCCAACAGAAGACAAGCCGTCAGCTAATTTGCCAGCAATAGCAAACATGTCGGCAGAACTCAGCAAACTTGGTTGGCCAAAAGGAGAGTCAAAATGAAAAAACTATTCCTCATCATGGTCGTGTTGGCACTGGCTGGCTGCTCAAGCCAACCAAAGCTGACCGACCAAGAGCTGGTGCTGGACAACAAGGTGCAGCCAATGTCGCGCAACGAGATTATTGTTGCCGTGCGTGAGTGTGAGACAAACGGCCTGAGAGCCGTCATCCTCTACGCGAAACGCAAAATCAATGGCTACACCACAGAGATAGTGGCCGAGGTCACCTGCGCCCCCAAGTGGTAAAGAAAAAGCCCCAGCTTTTTACGGCTGGGGCTTTCAACCTACATGGAGAGAGCAACTGCATGTAAGAACCGATGCCAGTATATCAGGCAAAGGGTCGTGTGCCAGCCTTGTCAATGATGAGCTTTGACTTCTTGGGTGTGTCGCCTTCGTTTGTCGTGATGGCCACATGAGTCCAGCGGTCAAACTCGCGAATGACTTGCTGGTACGGCAGGTCGCTGGCAATGATGGCGCGGGTCACTTGGTCTGGTGTCATGCCGTCAACACGGATGTCAGCAGCGCAACCACGGCGATGGTCGCTGGTGTCCTTTGAACCGACTGCGGTGTTCACAGCGTGAGAGCGAAAGCCGCTGTTGACAAAGATTGCTTTGCCGCCCAACAAAACTTTGACCTGCTCCAAGAATGCAGCCAAGCGTGGCAGGTTCTCGTATGCGTTCACGATGACTTCTTTGCCATCAATGATGCAATGCTCTGCCGTGGTTGGTGTGTTGTCCAGCTCGCGATGGTCTGTGTGTGTCAGCTCTTCAAGGCTGAAGTGCGCGGTGAGTTGAGTCATTTAATTTCCCTCAGTTTGTTGTAAAAATCGATGCAGGTGTTTAGTTCGATGATGGCTTGGTCGCCGTCTGCGGTGATGGCGATAAGGTCGTCAGCAGTCTTTGGGTCAAGTTCGGCTCGCGCTTCTGAATCCCCTGCGGCAGTGGAGGCAGAGCAACTGGCACGGACTGACAGCCTGACAGCGCCAGCAGCGACATCAGCACGAAGCTGGTCAACTTTGGTTTGAGCATCACGTTTTTCCTTTTCAAGTTTTGCGGTAGTGGCGGCAGCTTCGTCACGCATCGATGATTCAATGCGCTCGACTTCTGCCTTGATTGCCTGACGCTCTTCGTATCGGCCAGCGAAAAAAGCAATCAGCAAGCAGCCAATGAAAATGCCAAGGTTACGCAGCATCGTCTTCAACCTTTGGAGCTTCTTGCTCGTCAGTCAGTTTCTTGTAGACGTAGTTCACGCCAGCATTGACGAACGTCATACCTGCCACACCACCAAGCACGCCACCAGACAGCAGCATTGCATCGTTCACCTGCTTGGCAAAGATGGCATCGATGGGAGCCATACGCAGCATTGGCTGGATGGTGAAAATCAAAGAGATGATTGCAATCAGCACAGTGGATGCAAACACGAATGCGATTGTCAAAATCACAACAGCCCACACGCGCACTTGGATTTGCTCAACGGTCATGCGCTCTTCAGGGATGAAGGGCTGGCCATCGATGCCAAGCATGATGCAGAGAACTTTTTTAAATTTTTCAGTGAAGGTCATTTGTCATCCTTTAAAAGCATTTCAGGTGGAAGTAGTTTGTCTGGGCATGTGCCTTCGACTGTGCAGATTGGGGGCTTGCACTCTATGTTGTCCCAGTTGCGTGGGTTCTGGCATGGGTATCGATAACGGTCTTCACCAAAGATGAACACCGATGCGACTAGCGCAATCATCAAAATTACATATCTCACTCTTCGCCTTTCTCGACCTTCAAGGCCGCTTTAAATTTCTCACGCTCATCACGCAGCAGCACGATTGCTTTATCAACTTCTCGCTTGTTACGCAAGAGCTGCGAATCCAATGTAGTCATCCGCAGCAGCACAAAGAAAAACAAAATCAACAGGATGCCAATGACGACACACAGAAGATAAATTATTGCGTTGTCTTCGTGTTTAGCCATACAGCACCCATCAACGCCCAGAAGTAAAAGACCGTCACAAACGCCCAAAACAAAGTCATGTTGCGGTCAATGTCATCGCTGCGCTTCTGCGCCGCTTCGGCATCTCGCTTGGCCTTCTCGCGCTTTTGCTTCATCTGGCGAGCGGCTTGGCCAACCTTGACCTTGTCCTGCATCTCTTTGAACTGTGACCATATCGGGCCAAGCTGCCAAGGCGCGTTGGTGGTCATCAAGCTCATCAACGCTGGGTAGGCTGAGTCCACCTCAACCTGCAACTGCGTCAGCTCTAGAACTTCCTTTTGGTCGATTTCGTCCTTTCCAAAAACTTCCGCATACCGCTTCTCGGTGTACGTCTTCAGCGTGTGATAGTTGTCAAACCACTCTCCGACATGGCCAATGAACTGTTGAACAATTTCATCTTGAGATGGGATGTGGTCAACATACTCATCGCGCTTAGAGGTCTTGGCAGGACTGGGCGAGGCTTCTCGTTTGGTTTCTGCACTGGGAATGGCCACTGCTTTTTCGGCTGGCTTAATGCCAACCAACTTTTGAAACCAACCCCAAAGCCCAGTGACTTCAGCGTAGATTTTCTTTGCGTCAGTGACTCCACCCTCGACAGTCTTTTTGACTTTTTGGATTTCAACAGACCCTTCGCGAAGGCAATCACAACAGAACTGAATGCCAGCCCACGCGCCACGCATGGCTTGAAGAGCGATGACAATCTCTGGCCCCACATCACACAGCCTTGTCCTGCTTGTTGTCGAGCTTGTCGAAAATCTGCCGCAGGATTTCCTTCACCTCTTTGATGTCTTCGCGGTAGTCAGCTTTCTGCACATAGTCGTGAGGCAATGTGTCTCTAAGGTTTGACAAACGCTCTTCAAGCAAAGTGATTTTGTCATCTTGCTTTTGGATTTGTCGCGTCATTGAGTTCAACACCCATAGCGCAAGGCCACCAGCACATGCGACTGCAATGTTGAATAGTGCTTGGTTGTCCATCATGCGCCCTTGGGATACTTAGCCTTCACCGCTTGGCATGCTGCGATGTACGCAGCAATCTGAGCTTGGTCACCCTTCACTACGCCATCGAGGTAGTCGGTGATGGGTGGGTATTCGGCAGCGCGAAGCTGGTCGTAAGATGGTTGCGGCACAACAGGCTCTACAAATGAAGTGCCATCATAAGACCACCCATGCTGCACTTCGTCTGGTGCATCAACCCAAGTCATGCTTTCGTGGACTTCAAACTCAGCAGCAGCCGTTTCAACGACTTTGCCATTCAAGATAAGTGCTTTCATTTTTAATACTCCACAACTACAACACCGCCACCACCAGCGCCAGACGCGCCCCAACCGCCAGCGCTACCAGCTCCATAAGTAGAACCAGCAGGGTTGCCGTTATTGCCACCAGTAGAACCGCCGCCGCCTCCAGCGTCACCACCACCCCAAAAAGATGAGCCGCCATGACCAGCAGGGTTATCGGATGCTTGAATGTTGGCTCCACCGATGCCGCCACTGATGTTTATGTCGCCACCAGTTGCAGTTCCACCAGATGCATGCGCTAGAGAGCCATTGTTATAACCACCTTGCCCTCCAGTTGCAGAGCAATAAGCTCCAAACGATGAAGTGCCGCCAGAGTTACCATTTGCCACACCAGTAATACCAGCTCCACCAGCGCCAACTGTCACAGCAACAGTTCCACCAGCACTCAATCCAGTGATGTACTTAATTGCGGTTGCGCCGCCGCCACCACCAAATCCACCGTTGACTGTGTTGTAAGCGCCGCCAGAGCCGCCACCACCTGTGACGGTGACTTTCACCTTTGACACACCAGCGGGTACGGTGAACGTGCCGCTTGATGTGAATACTTGAATGCCCATTGTTCGCTTTGCGTTTGTCACCGCATCGTCAGCAACCTTTGCAGTCGTCACGTTGGCATCAGCAATCTTTGCAGTTGTGACTGCGGCATCTTTAATCATGCCTGTTTCGACTTGTGTCAATGCCATGATTAGGCTCCTTGCTGCGGAATGGCCGCTTTGATTTCATCCACGGCAACAGCAGCGTCAATGGCTGCTTGCATCGCCGCGTACTTGTCGCGCACAGCTTGACGCTCTACCTCAACAGCGGCAACGTCAGTGTTTGGGATTTGCTTTGCAATCACTTCATCAAGTGGCTTGAACTCTTCGGCGCGTGCAGCACGGCGCACATCATGCGCGATGGCTTTGGCCTTGTCGATGTTGATGGTAATCATGCTTGCATCTCCGCTTGCTGTGTTGCGATTTGAGTATTGAGCTGGGCAATGCGTGAGGCTTTGCTTGCTTCCCACTGAGCCACGACAGCGTCATACTCTTCGACTGTCTGCTGATTGTCAGGCAAACGCGCTGGCATTTGCTCTGCGTTGATGGCTGCAATCTCGGCTTCGTACTGTTCGATGAACCACGCTTGCTGACCAATACCTGTACCGTGCGGAGAAGTCATGTCGGCTTCCCATGCGCTGCGGAATGTGCGGTCATCAGGCACTTCTGTGGTGTCAACGATTTTGAATTGCACACCAGCGGGTACGTCCTTGCGGGCAACTTCTTCAATGGGTAGTTCGCCGCTTGGGATGATGATGGCAACACCGCCTTCGTCTGTTGGGTAGATGATTCGTTGTGTCATTTTGATTGCTCCTGATTAGCGGAAGATGGAAGCAGTTATGGATATCAAGTCATTTCCAGATGCGTTGTACCAACTCGTGAATAACCTCAACGACCCAGATGCAACTCCACCGTTCTTAACATATCCACCACCAATACCGTCAGTTCCAGCGTCTGGGCGTTGTACGTTAATGGCCCATCCGTAATTCACATCTGGCATTGCAGTCGTTAAGTTAACTGTGTAATCACCCGTGCCGTTGTCAGTGATACTCGAAACATTTCCACTCGCACGTATGGCAGGCGTACCAGTGCCGTTGAAGTTCACCCAAGCGCGGCAACCGTAGGCAGTGGCGGCAGAGCCATAACCTGAATTGAATCGAAGGTTGCCACTGGAGTCGATTAATACTCGTAAACTTGTGGTTGTATAAAAGCCAAACTCTCCAGCACCAACTTCGCCAGCGGTGAACTTCATCAATGCATCTCCACCACCTACGGAGGATGCCATTCCTATCTGATACCCGTTAGAGTTCGACCCGTTGAACTGAATTTTTGTACCTAAGCTGTCAGCAAAAGCTAATGGTTGGTCTGGAGAACTTATCCCAATACCCACGTTACCGCTGGCATCAACTGCAATCGGCAGCTCCTGCACAACACCAGAACCAGAAGTGTTGCGACCAAGCACCTTACCAGCAGTGACGTTCTGAATCTTGGCGTAGGTCACGTTAGCGTCAACTAACTTTGAAGTCGTGACAGTGCCATCGCTTGGCGTACCGATGGCCAACGGTGTCGCGTAGTACACCTCAATGTTGCTTGTGCCAGATGGGGGCGCAGTGCTGAATGTCAGCGTAGTGCCAGACACAGAATAGGTGTTCTTCTGTTGGTAAATGCCGCTGATGAACACGGAGGTATTGTTCTCTGTGCTTGGGTCAGATGACAGAGTGAAAGCTGTTGTGCTGCCGTTGCCAGAGAAGTTGTCCACGTTGACGTTTGTCGCACCAAGACCAGACTGTGATGCAAACCATGTGCTTGTCTCAGCATCAGCAACCAAGATGATTTGACTGTACTGTGAGCCAATCTGTGCAGTTGTTGCGCCGTTGATGGTGTCGCTGCCAGAGCGGTTGATGTTGACTGCGTTTGCGTCAGATGTCCACTTGACAATGGCAACCTTGAAGCCATCGCTTACTGTGCTGATTGCTGGCAGTGTGATTGTGATTGCACCACTGGTCGTGGTCACACGAATCAGGTCACCAGCATCGCCAGCAACAACTGTGTAGTTGTCGCTCTTGTCCTGCACTGCCGAGTACATACCAGAGGCGGCAGAAGCTGCGGCCGCTGCGGCAGAGCTTGCTGCGTTTGCGGCTTGCGTTGGCGCGTCAATGATTGCAGCCATGTTGGCGACTGCTGAGTTAATGTTTGATGCGTTTGAAACAGCCGAGTTGATGTTGCTAGAGTTACCCGCGACAGCATCAATGTTGGTTTTGTTTGCATTGACCGCATTGATGTTCGTGGCGTTACCTGCCACGGCGTTGATGTTTGTAGCATTGCCAGCCACGCTTGTGACGTTGGCAGAGATGCCAGCCACCGTGGTGACGTTTGCGCTGATACCAGCCACAGTCGTCACGTTGACATTGTTGCCAGCTACGGTGTCGATGTTCGTCTTGTTGGCATTGACAGCGTTAATGTTGGTCGCGTTGTTCTTGACCGCATTGATGTTTGTCTCGTTGGCCGCAACGGCATTCACGTTTGCAATGTTTGCTGCAACAGAGTTGACGTTTGTGATGTCGGCAGCAACCGTGTTCACGTCATCGATGTTGGTGGCAACGGTGTCAAGGTTGTCTGCGCTGTCTGCAATTCGCACAATGTCAGCAACCAAAGCGGCAGCATCAGCTTCGCTTGTGATTGGCAACTGAGCCGCACGGTCAAGACCTTCTTTGAGCTGTTGAGCTTCAATCGTCAGTCGGTCAAGCGCGTCAGTGATGACTTCTGGGTAGAAGCCACCTTGGTTTGTCAGGTCAGTCTCTTGCAGGTACTCGACCTTGGAGCTGACAACAAGTTTGTAGCCAGTTGGCAGAGCTGTGACCAAGTTGATGTTGCCGCCAGCGTTTGAGTTCTGGTCTGCATTCAATGCAACTGTGTAGTCGGTTGTCAACGTCAAAGTTGTTTCGATGTTTGTAGACACCTGCACCTTCACGACAAGCATGTCGGAGGCTTGAAATACTTTGAACGAAAACGGAAATGCCGTCTGAGAGCCGTTGCCCGAATATGGGCCAGCCCTGCGGTTTGTTGAACTAATCGTCATGGACGTGGCTCCTGCTGGATTTTGAATAGGCTAAACATTTGGTGCATAGTTACGGTCACCTTACTTCTTCACAGACTCTTCGCTCGCCTTGCCTGTTACGAGGCCGCGAACGTAGTCTGCATTGCTGGTTGGATTCACTTTGCCACGGTTCACGTCAACTGCGTAGCCGAGTGGTCGGCCAAGCACTGCGACTGGCACACCAGTGGCCAAGCTGATTGCAGTTAAAACGTCACGCACGTTCTTTCCTGTGACTTCCTTGTCCTTGTCGACAATGTTGATTGCCGCCTTGGCCACGCCAAAGGTCGAGCCTTCAAGCGTAGACACGGCTGGGCTTGATGACATTTTGTCATCGTATGGCTTGTCGTTGGCCACGTTGGTGAGCGACCAAACGGCTGGGCCAGCGACTGGAACCATAGCCACAGCGCCTTTGATTTGAGAGCCAAAGAACCACTCCATGAACTCGTCAAGGTAGCCGTCATCGTCTTCGTCATCCCAGCCGCCGCCAAGTGTGCGAACAATCGCGTCAGCCACCAGCATTGGCAACGCAAAGCCAAGCAGGTACTTCTGGAACAGCATGCCCTTGTGGCCGCGCCATCCGAGGTCACGGAAAATCTTTGTGAACTCAGTGGCGTTCAAGTTGGCAATCATGTTGAAGTAGCCAGAGAACTGGAGCAGCGTGGCCATGAACGGCGTGCCAACCTCAAAGGCAGACTTGTCTTCTGCGGTCAGGCTTGACTGCGTCATACGCACCACAGCGTCAGCGCGTTGCACGGCTTCGGCGTGAGCTTCTGCATCGTCATACCCAGAGCCAAGCTGCTCGATGGCTTGGTTGTACGCGCCGACCCATGCAACGATGTCCACTTGGTTTTGGAAGGCTGTCTGCAAGAAGTAGCCGTGCTGGCTTGTCCATGCTTGCACCTTCTCGAACTTGGTGGGGTTGAGCAGCAACTGGTTGAGGTTGTCTTGAATGTCAAAGATTTGATTCTTCAGACGGTCTTCCATGAACTTGGAGTTCTCGACCACGCCTTGAGTCACAGAGTTTGGACTCTTCATGTACATGGCCAACGCAGCCTTCATGTTGCTCTTGTCGACCTTCACGCCTGTCAAGAAGTGGCCAGTGAACTGTTGCAGCGCGTTGCTCAAGTTGCCGAACATGATGGCCACGCCAGTGCGCTGACGCACGGTGCGCCAGAAGTTGTCGATGGATGAGTTCATGCCAGCTTCGCTTGTGATTTGGCGAGCAGCGCGGTTGAGCCACGGCAGCAACATACCCTCCACAACCTCTGAGTCGATGCGCGACAAGTTGTCTGCAAAGTCGCGGCTGCGAATAATCTTCAGCACGTCCTTGATGGCTGGCTGCACATGAGCAAAACGAATCACGTCATCGATGTGCTTGGTCATCACGCGCAGGTCAAGCGACAACGGCTTGTTGTACTCGACACGACCTTTGGTAAAACCAAGGCCAGTGCTTGGCATAGACTGACGGAAGTCGCTTTCCAGAGCTTCCATCTTGGCGTTCTTCTGCGCGTCACGCACCATCTCTGGGTCGGTCTTGGCTGGCACATAGCCGCCACGGTAAGTGCCAAACGGTGTCACCAATGGCGTGGCCTCAACTTCTTTGAAGTAGTAGCCAAACATGTCGTGGTGAGCCTTCTGGGCCAGAGGCTTGATTTCCTCGTTCAAATCCCACACCGACTGCAAGAAGTCAAAGTCAGACTTGGTGAGGTGACCTTCGGCAATCATGCGGTTGATGAGCGCATTCCAGCGCGATGCATCCAGCACGCCGTTCTGGTTTATTGAACCCCAACCACGGCCGACCAACAGCTTCTTGAAGTTTGACTCGTTGCCCATGTGCAGCATCGCACCCAGCAATTCAGCTTTTCCGCTGCCGCCGTTCTCATCGCCAAACGTGTAGCCAATCTCTTCGCTTGCGTCAATCTTGCATTTGCCGAGCGTGAGCTTTGAAACCATGTCAACGTATTGGCTGACGTACTTGTTGCGGTCAATGCGGTAGTTGTCGAGCGCGGAGCGCACTGGTCGCCAGATGTACTGCGTGAAAGCGTTGCCACCTGCGGAGCCGTCCAAAGAGTCTGCCCAGTATTCAACACGGCGACCAATCGCCTTGATGTTCAACAGGCGCTTCATGAACTTTTCTTTTTTGGTGAATGGCGCTTTCTCACCTGCCACCACTTCTGGGATGCCAATCTCTTCAAGACGGCCAACCAGCTCACCACGAATCTGCTCGATTGAAACCATGCGGCCTTCAATCATTGCTTCGTTCTCGCGCTTGGACTGGAACCACAGAGAGCTGATTGCATCATTCAAGCTGCGGAACTCATCGAGAGTCATCTCGGTGTATGGCTTGGAGCCGCTTGCAGCCTCCAGAATCAACGGCTCGATGTCGGCGTAGAAGTCTGGGTTGTAGGAGCGCAGCGTGTCGATGAAGTCGAGCGGTGATTTACCCTTGGGGCCAATGCCATAGTAGCCAAGGATGGAGCGAGCAGCGTTGACCAAGTCCATGTTGCGGCCCTTGGCAATCTTTTCGTCAGGACGGAACAACTTGCGGAAACCATCGATGGCTTTTTCGACTTCGGCTTTGGCTTCCATCGCTTGCGTGGTCAACTGGTTGTTGAGCAGTTGCTGCTGCTTTGCCTTTTGCGCGGCCAAGCTGTCGCCCTTCTTCATGGCGGTAGTGGCTTGCTTTGAAGCACGGCCCTCTGCGATGGAGTATTCGCGTGGGTTAATGTCGCCAATGGCCTTGCCAGAGATGATTTGCTTTGCTGCCTTCTTGGCGGCTTGCAGCATCAGGCGCACAGGAGCCGTTGCCTTGGCCAAGAAACGCAGCTCTACGGCCACAAAACGTGCGCGTGCTTGGTTGTGTAGCGCCTTCTCAATTTCAGCGTCTACGGTCTTCTGGTCGTACATGTCGCCATGCTCTTCAAGCATGCGCTGGTCAGTGCGAGCCTCGACCTCTTCTTTGATTGGCTTGGCATCCACCAGCGAGCGCACCAAAGCGTCACCAGATTGAAAGCCAAACATGCCAGCCACCAAGTCAGGCGAGATGCCCTGCTCGCCCAGCATGCCGTATTTGCCATAGCCAAGCGTGGTGAAGTCGGGTGCTGCGGCAAGGCCAGTGTCGCTCTCTGGGTAGAGAGCTTTGACTTCGGCCAACGAGAGCTTGTGGCCCTGCGTCACCTTGATAGGGTTGCCGTCAGCATCCTTTGTCTCGCCGCGCTTGAGAAAGTTGATGGCCATGTAGACAGGGTCGTTGTTGACCTCTTCCTCGACCTGCTCGCGCACAATCTTGCGCTGGGCTGCGGTCTTCTTCTGCATCTCTTTGAGCAGCTTGCTGCGTGCGTTGTCCAGCCACTTGATTTGGCGCATCGATGCCTTGGTCAAGTCCATCACGCCAGCTTGGTCAGCTTCGTCAGACATGACCTTGTAGGCTTGCCATTGCGCGTCATCCATGCCCGACTCTTCCTGAGTCTGGAACATTGGAACCATGTCGCGGATTTCCTGCGCTTGCTGGATTTGCTTATCGCTGGCCAGCATGCGGTCAAACACAGAGCGCACTTCGTCATTCAAGATGGGCAGGTCTTTGCCGAACTCTTGCTTGTACATGGCATTCAGCTCGTCAACGATTGACGTGTAGATGTCGCGCATCCATTGAGCCAGACGGTCAAACACAGACTCAAGCTCAACGCTTGGAGCCTTGCCTTCAAAAAAGTAAATCTCAGAGGCGTAGGCGATGGCTTCTTGCGCGGGTCGGCGCTCTTCCAAGCTCATGCCATTCCACTGCTCGATGGTGTCAACGCCACCAAACTTGATGAGCGCCTCCAAGTCGGCAACGATTTGAGCTGGCGCGTTCTCTTGTTGAGCGATGCGCGTGTATGCCTCGACCACAAAGTGGACGGTTTCGTGGTGCAGTGTGGAGTAGTCAGCCTCTTTGGTGAGGATGGTGGTCAACGTGTTTGGCGCAAAGCCGCCACGGTTGGTTTGGTTGAGCAAGCCAGTCTTGGCCGATGACTCGGTGCGTGACTTCTCTGCAAGGTTTTGTGGTGTAGCGCGTTGGTTCAACACGCCAGACATCTGGCCAAGAATCTTTTGAACTGCGGCTCTGTCTTCTGGAGTCAGGCCAAGGTTCTTGAGTTCGTTGTCAGTTAAGTTGCCAATCGATTGGACAGCTCGTTGAGTTGCGGCTGCGTCAAGTGGTTGAGTAGCATTTTCTTGATACCCTGCAATTCCTCTTTCGATGGCGTTGGCAAGTCCATCCTGTTGAGCCTGTTGCTGATTATCGTCATCAAACTCAGACGAAGCTGCTTCGGCATTTGCTTCAACTCCTCCGCTGTAAAGGCTTGCAAAGCCGCTTTGGAGATAGCGCTCGATGATGCCTTCTCTTTGTTCTTTTCCATGTTTCCACTCCATTGTGACAAGTTCTGGCATGCCATTGGCTGCGTCAAAACCTGCGTTGCTCTCTGTCCAGTATTTTACAGTGTCAGCGAGCTGTTTGCTTGTAAGTTTTAGCTTGGCCAAAGGCTGTGTTTTGCCGTTCTCTGTGAAGCCAAAGGCGCTGTACAGCGTGGGCAAGAAGCCCTGCGGAAACTCAGCGCTCTTGACGGCGTAACTGCTCACCTCGGTTGCGCCTTCTTGCAGCGCCTTGAGCATGATGGCTGGTTCGGCAATGCCGTTTGAGCCTTGCTCGTTCACCACCCAAGTGTCCAAGATGACGCGCTCACCCTCGGTCTTGAGCAAGAAAAACGCTTGGCCATCGCCGAGCTGGTAGACCTTCATGGTCTTGTCTTTGATGCCCTTCTTCAGCTCAGACAGGGTGTACTTGCCCAGCACATTCTTGGCTGGCGAGTTGTCGATTGCATCCAAGAACTCTTGAGGCGATACGCCGCCGTCCTTCTTGGCTTCGCTCGATGTCTTCCAGTTGTCGGCAGCAAAGTCAGCAGCAAGGCGTGCTTGCTTGGCGCTGTCAATGTTCTTTTGCACAATAGGGCCAATGCGGTCAACCAGCTCTTGAGTCACGCTGACGATGGGCTTGCTCAACTCAAATGCACGGCGTGGAGATGCTTTGCCTGAGTTCTCTGCCATCCAGTCTTGCCACAGCAGCTCGTAGTTGATTGGCGCGTTCATCTTGCCAACCACACGGCCACGAATGCCAACAGGGAAGTCTGGGTGAGGCGTTGTGCCTTCAGTGCCAAGGTCAACTTGTGGCGACTCTTGGTCGACCTCAAGCAAGATGACACCGTCACCCCAACGGTGGCCAGCCAGACTTGGCTCGCGCGTGGCTTCCAAGATGCGTGCCATTGGAGGTGCGCCAAGGTCAAGCGCTTGCTTACTGGCCATCACCTCAAGGACTCGCTTGCGAGAGTCAAATGAGATGCTGTCCATGTACTTGTGCAGCGCAACAGGGTCTTCAAAGCCAACAAAGTTCTCAACCGACTGGTTGATGGCAATCGCTTTCTTGTCTTTGGCGATGTCCTTCTTTGCCTTTTCAATCGCGGCATCGTCTTTAGCTGCGGCCAAGTCGGCCTCAGATTTGGCCATCTTTGCTTTGGATGCGGCAACAGCTTTTGCGCCAACATCTTTCACCAAGTCGCCAAGTGCCTTGACGTTTTTCTTGGTGATGCGGCCGTCACGGTTCCATGCCTCAAGCGTGGAGATGAATGCAGCAGCCACAGTGCTGTTGGACTGGTGCATGTCTGCATCGCCCATCAACACCATCATGTAGTTCGCGCCCTCTTTGAGCTTTGCAGCCTTCTGAGATGTCACGCCTTTGCCACGGTTTGCCCACACGATGTTGGACATCGCGTTGGTAAGGCGCAGCGGAAAGAATGGGCCACCAAGCAAAGGGATGGCCAAGTTGATTTGCGATGAGTCGATGCCTGTGTACAGAGCAGCGGCTGCGGTGCGGTCAGCAATCGTTGGGAAGATGTTCATGCCAACGAGGTCTTGCATCGTGATGACAGGAATGTCTTTGCTGTCGAGCAACTGGTCGACCTGCATCACATCTTTGACTTCACCACCAGCTTCTGCAATCTGGTCTTCGAGCTTCAGCGCGTCTTCGTCAAACGCATCCTCAGTCGCCAATTTCTTTTTACCTCTTTGGTTAAGAATTTCTGGCGACTCAGTTGGGTTCTGGTTGAACACCGACTTGACTTGGTTTGAGTTGTAGACGGCAAGGTTCTTGTGCTTGCCTTCTTTCATGTAGAAGCCGTCAAAGCCAAGCGCCTTGATTGCGTCTTGCGTGCGAGTCTTCTCAATCTCTTCCCAGTTGCCAGACGACAAGAAGCTCTTGGCTGCATCGCCGCGAGGACGACCCCAAGTGTCAGAGAATTTGTTCATCTCAGCCACAACGGCCGCAACGTGGTCAGGGTTCTCGTAGTCAAACGGATTGGTGGCATTGACATACACAGGCATGATGTTTGGGCCAGACGGCATCTGCTCGGCAATCGCCTTGTTGAAGATGCTGCGTGCCTTGATGTTTGTCAGCCTGTCGCCAACACGCATCTCATGCTCAAGGATTTCAGCCTTGTCTGGGTCGTTTGCAAACTCTTCGCGAATGCGTTGGCCAGCCACATCCATCGCTGCGGCAACTTGCTCGCGAGTCAGGATTTCATCGTAGTGGTCGACCATCCAGTCCTTACTCATCTCCGTGTAGTCATCGGCAAACTCAGGGTCTGGCGTGGTGAAGATTGCGCCAGCTTGCTTTGCGCGGAACTGTTGAATGTTCTGAGCTGTGCCGTGGTACATCTTCAGCGGCTTGCCTTGCTTATCGACAATCTTGGTGTCCTTGAAGAACTCCTTGAATGCAGTCGACTCAGTTTGAATCTCGCCGCGCTGGTTGAACATCTGGTCGCCTTCGACCATCATTCCGCCTTCGTCTTTTGCGATGACGTTGGGGAATGCTTGGTACGCTTCCATTGGTGTCATGTTCAAGCGAGCTGCAAGGCTCTCATACACCTTGGCTTGGAAGAACGACTGGTCGCGTGCCACGTTGGCTGGGTAGATGCCAGTGGCTTTGATTTGGTCAAACATGACCTGCTGCACTTCTTTGCCAGACTTGATGAAGTCGACATCTTCCATGCGCTTCTGAGCGCGTTGCTCCATCTCTTTGATGAGAGTCTCAGCCTTCTCGTTGACAAACTCACGGCCCTGCTTGCGGGTAAACTCTTCGCCTTCAATGCGAAGCTCGTCAACAAGCTGTTGGCTCAGTGCGGTTGGCGCAACGCTCTTGAGGTAATCGGCAATCGGGATTTGCAGCTCGTTGCCGTTTTCCATTGACTGAGTGATGGCATCTTTGAGTTGAGGCGCAACCTCTGCCAGCTTTTCACCAAGGCTATTTTGACGCAGCACTTCGCTGCTCAAATAAAAATTCTTGATTGCGCTGTCTTCTGACGCTTGGTCAACCCAGTCAGCAAACGCTTCAGCATCACGCTCGCGCAACTTGCTGTCTGTAGTCAGTACGTTGATTTGCTCGATGATTGCACCACCAGCTTCAGCGCGGTCTGCTGCGTTCTTGCGCTGGCTTGCGTAGACAATCGTGTCAGCAGCGCCACCAGTTGTGAAGCCAGCAACCATGCCCATAGCGGCCGCTTCAGGCACACCCTCATCGAGTGGTCGTCCCATTGCAAAGTTCTGCCAAATCTGCTCTTGAGCAGACTGAGGCATCTCTTCAAACACACCTTCAGACAAGCCAGCTTTGCCAACCGTCTTGAAAAAGTTTTGCTTCAAGAAGCCAGCGGTTGCAGCTTCGATGCCGCCTTGAGCCATCATGGTGTCCAAGTCGGCAACGCCAAACCTTTGGGCAACACGGCCACCAGCAAAGCCAAATGCCGCCGTGCCAACACCAGAGCCAACCGATGCGGCAACTTGCTTGGCCGTCAGTAGCTTGTCTGCGTTCTGGTCGCGAATCTGTTCTGCTGCACTACCTGCACCAAGCAAGCCTTCGCCAGCAGCGCCAGCAACCACAGGAGCCAGTTTCTCGCCAACAGTGCGAGTCAGTAAAGATGGCAACGCAGCGCCAGCAACACCAGCTCCGAGAGTCTTTGCGCCATAGGTCAGAATCTGTCGTGACAGGTATGCGCCGCCAAGCATCTGAGGCAACGACTCACCGACTGTTGTGGCAATCACGCTTGGATTTTCAAGCGCTGCGCCAATAGTTCCAAAGAAGCCTTGTGCATTTTCGACACGTTGCTGCGCCGCACGTTGAGCTGGTGAGTACATCTCACTGAGAATCTTTTGAGTCTCATTGAACTTAAAGCCAGCGCTTTCAAGACCTTTGCCAACGTAGCCGCCAGTGGCAATATCAGCCAAGCCAACAAAAGACTGAGGCAGACCAACAGCACCCTTCAGCGCTGTGATACCAACGTCACCAAGCGTGCCAGTGAATGTGCGCTCAATGTTGGCCAAGTTGTTGATGTCATCGTGAGCCAGCTTTGAGTTGTCTGGGTTCACCATGAAAGCAGAAGTCTTTGGCGCGGTCTTCCACAACCAGTCAGAGCCGCCAGCATCTTGCAATGTCTTGATGGTCTTAGCCTCAGTGCGGAACTCAGGCAACATCTCCATGTTGACATCTGCCGCACGCGACAAACGCTTCATCTCTGCAAACTCGTTTGGATTTGTGTCCACCGCTTCACTCAGCGATGCAGACAGCATCCTGCTTCGGTCTTGCTCTTTTTTCAGTTGCTGGATGTAGTCGTCATAAGCGCTCATTTTAATTTTCCATTCTCAAGTAGGCAGCAAGAACTGATTTCTCATTAACAGCAACGCCGTTCTTTTGAAAGTCGGCAATGATTTTGTCTCTTGTCTTTTCAGGGATGATGACGTTGCTGGAGTTTTTGACTTTGTAGAAGTTCACTTCATCGGTTGTCGAGTCCCAGCCAGATGGCATCCAGTTGTGCAATGCGCGAATCTTCACAGGCTTAATCATCATCTTGATGATTTCGTCTTTTTCTGATTGCTGCAAATCACGCTTCTTGATTTTTTGCTCTTGAATGATTGCATCTTGAATCATCACCTTGAGCTTCACAGCCTCTTCGGTTCGCTCTTTGCCTTTTGGTGTGGCGATGTCACTCATGCCAGCATCGTTCAACAAGTCTTTGAATCGTGTTGCATCAATCTTTGCTGTGACAATTTTTTCTTTATGCTCTGGCGTTTCGCCAAGCATGTAATATTTCCTGAATGTGGACTCAGTCAGCAACCCTCGGCGAGCCGCCAAGTCGTCCTTGTTCCACAGGTCTGGATTCATCTCAAGCTCAAACAGCGTGCTTGGGTCGTCAGCTTTTGTTGGGTTCATCAAGCGAGCTTTGTCTTCTGGCTTCATGTCTGCCCACAGAGGCGCTGGGATGTCACGCCATCCACCAACGCCTTTTTTGTCAACGTAAGACCAAGCGTCCATTGTTTTTTGCGTGTAGTCTTCGCGCTTAATGGCCTCGTCTTCGCTCCACTTGTTCTTGATGCGCTGGCGCGTCATCTCGCGAACTTCTGGGTCTTGAATCTGGTCTGCCTCAGTAAGCATGCCAGACAGCGAGCGAGTGCCTGTGATGCTTGCCTCCAGTTTGTCCAGTCGGCTCATCCAGCCCTTTTCGTATTGAGCGAACTTTTCTGGGTTGCTCTTGATGAGCTTCTTGTACTCTGCGCGGCGCAGCTCAATCAATTTTTCTGGGTCGTTGCCAGCCTCTGCAAGCAATCGCTTGGCCATCTCTGGGCCTTGGTTGACTGCGGTGTCGAATGCAATCGCACGCATCCTTGGGTCGAGCTTGTCTGCATCGATTTTGTCCCAGTAGTTTTTGCGATAGATTTCCTTTGCCTTCTCTGGTGTGAGGTTGGCAATGAAATTCTTCTGCGAGTCGGTCATGTCTTTGGCTGCAACGCCAAAATACGCAGAGCCATTGATGCCGTATTTTGTTGGGCCTTTGCCAGCATCGTCTGCGACATATTCGCCTTCAACATCTTTCGACATTGTCCAGTTGGCCGCACTGTCAAAGTCAGTGCCTGTTGGGCCACGCGAGCTGAAGATTTTGTCACCAGCACCTGTGGCCACTTCTTTGTTGTAGCCAGCATCGATTTGCTTGTACAGGGTCTGAGCTGTCTTGCTGTCAACATCACCGCTCTTGTAAGCGCCATCGAGAAACTTGCGAGCCTCGATGAACTTGTTGTTGAGCATCATGTCGGTGACAGCGCCAGTGGCCACATAGCCAGTGAACTTTTGCTTGGCTTGTTTGACCTGCTCGGAGTCTTCAGCGATGCCGTCCTTGGCAAAGTCATCCACGATTGTCTGCAATCCTGTGGCCACGTTCGATGTGTACAGGTTGTTCACACGGCCAGTCGCATCCTTCTGGTCGCGTGAGCCATACGACTTGATGGCCAAGTCTGCTGCGTTGTTCACAAACGCTTCGGACTCTTTCTTCTCGTACTGGCGCACCTCTTTGACGGCGTGCAAATCCATCTGGCCTTTGAATTGCAGCATCTGACGGTCAACGGCTTGCGTGAACATCTTCTTCTGGAACTCATTTTCAAGGCCAGCCTCTGCATCTTTGCGAGCTTTGAGCATGGCCTCTTGCGTGGATGCGTAGCGGTCTTTGGCCATCTTGCCTTGAGCCGTGGTCAGGTAGCCAGCATCCTTGTCCATCAAGATGGCTTGAGCGTTGGCGCTGAATGATGTGACCATCGCCTTGGTGTTGGCATCATCCAAGTCGTTCTGGATGCTTTGGCCAATCTTCATCAAGGTTGTTCCAGCAGCGGTCATGCCAGAACCCATCTTCTGCATTTGCTCTGGCGCAAAGTTCTTCATTGGCTCCACGCCAGCGGCAGTGAAGTTGGGCATCTGAGCCGCATCAAGCGACTGAGATGGTGCGTCAAGCATTGGTACGGTTGCCATCTTTGTTTCCTTATGACGACTGTTTGGCCAGCCAGTTTTCGTATGCGGCCATGCGTTTGTCTGAGTAGTAGGCTGTGGCCACGGTGCTTGCGCTGCCGAGCAGTGAGCCAGTTGTACTCATGAATGGGTTGATAGTCGATGCGCCCATGCGAGCGTTGTCAGCAGACACGCCAGACATCATGGCTTGGTTTTCCAAGTTGACCTTCTGCATGCGCTGGGCTTCGGCCGCTTGAACCGAGCGAGCATTGATGGTGTTCACGTCAACCTCTTTGATGAGGTCGGTTGTTGCGATAACGTCAGCAGCGGAACCTACACCAGCCTGAATGCCGCGAGCTGCCATCGATGCTTTTGCCGAGCCTTTGATGTTGCCAGCACGCATTGTGGCTGCGCCAATCTGACGTTGGCCAGACTCCAAGATGGTCTGCGCGGTGAACTCAGCGTTCTTGGCGTTCAGCTCCGACATGGACTTTTGGAAGTCCATCGTGAGTGCTTGAGAGTTGAGTTGGTACTGCTGAGTCTTGGCTGAGTAGTAAGCGCCAATGGCGCTGCTGGCCATGCCAGCGATGGCCAAAATCGGCCCGACAGTCTTAAACATGTCGGCCGTGTTTGCTTCTTTCACGGCTGAAGCGCCAGACGTTTCATAGCCGCCTGTCCAGTTCGCCCACGAAGGTGTTGAGGTTCCCGCCATGCCTATTCTCCAATGCGTTCAGGTTATCTTTGGGGTTGATTTATACGGTCACCATCAAGCGCCCAGAGCCACTTCAATGGTCAGGCCGACCACCGTCAGAGGCAATGGGTCTTGCTGGCGAACATAGACTTGGCCGCTGTCAGCCCATGACGGCGTGAGCATGACCATGAGTTCTTGCGTCTTGAGCGCAGGTGGCGTGCCGTAGTTCTCAGTCGTGCGCTGCTTGGCCTCGACCAAGTTGGCTTCGTCTGGGCCAATGAAAATGCCTGACGACTGGAACACGCGCAGCCATGCTTTGTTGACGTTTTTGAAACGGCCTTGGCCAAAGCCAGCATCAACCTGAAGCGCCACAGGCAGGGTTTGCAGGTCTGAGTCGTACTGCAAACCGACTTGAACCTTGGATGCGGCACGCTCAAGGTTGACCACGCCACTGGTCACGACCTGCTGTGGATGCACAGCGCCATCGGCCAAGATACTGACGGTCTTGCCTTCGAGCCAAGTCAGGCCGCTGATTGAGTTGCGTGCAAACGACCAGACGGCCGTTGCAGTGCTTCTAAGCTCGGCGGGAAGGGTACGGTCTACCCTTGCCTGTGCAACCGTGGTGCTGGACGTGCTGATGATTCTCAGGCGGTATTTCACGCCAGCGGAGTCGGTCAACACAATCGCATCGTCAACATCGGTTGTGGCAGGGTAAGCAAACTTGGCGCTTGATGCAGTCACGGTCAATGTGTCTGCTGGCCCCCAAGTTGTGCCGCCGCTCACGGTCATGGTGACGGCCGTGGTGTTTGTGCCATCGTATGTTGCGCCACAGTCAACAAAGAATGCGTCTTCAAGGTTGGCGAACTGGCGAGTGTTCATGCGTTCAACGTAGCGCTTGGTGCTGCCGTTGATGACTCGCTTGACCACAACGTACAGCACGTCTTCTTTGCCCTCGGCCACAACAGCACAGGACTCAAAAACGCCATCGGTGTCGTGCCAATGCCATGCGCCAATCTGCTGGTCTGGCACATAGGTCAGGCCAATCAGGTAGCCAGACGATGACACGAACCAAATCAGAGGCTGCGGAGCCTTTGAGTACGCCATGTCGGTGATGTCGTAGTTGTCAAACAGGTGAGCCGCACGAAGCGACAGGTCGCCAGTCACGAAGCCGCTCGACTGCCAAGAGTAGCCCAGCTCACGGATGTGGCCACCACGCGCGGCGCAGTACACCAGCGAGTTATTGATGATGACAGGCTGCACATTGGATGCGCCAACGTAGGACTGTGGTCGCACCGAGATGGATGACGGTGTGATGGCATCTGAGTTCACAGATGACACGCGCCATTCAGCAGAGCCAGTGAGCAGCAAGAGCTGGGTCAAAGGCACGATGTGGCGAATGGTGTTGGCCTCACGCGCGGCCACCTTGAACTTGATGCGGTCATCATCGCGCACAGGCAAGCCGTAGCTGAAGTTGGACTCAGTGCCTGACTTGGTCATCCAAATCGTTTGTGGGTCGTTTGTAGTGCCAGCAAAGCAGCGGCGCTGCTCAAAGTAGGACACGGCGCTTGGGTAGTTGCCAGAGCTTTGCAGGTCTGAGCTGTACAGCGGAGGTGTCACGCCAAGGTCTGGGGCGATGTTGTCGTCCACGATTGACGTGCCAGTGGTGTTGCCGATGTAGCCATAGATGCCACCCTGCAACTTGTAGACGTAGTAGCGTGCAGCACCTGACGCAGCAGTCCATGAGATGGTGTTGTACGCGCCAGTCACATAGATGTTGGTCGACACAGTGGCCACAGACGATGCGACAGACTGTCCAAACAGGTCGTCAGTCAGTGAGGTCACAACGTACTTCACGTCTTGGTAGGTGTCGGTGTTGACGGATGCAGAAGCTGGGACGTACTTTGTCGCAGTCACGCCAGTTGGAGCGGCCAGAGGTGCAGCAAAGCTGATTGTGGTCAATGTCCAGTTGGTTGCGCCCAAACGCTTCAGCTCGCGCGGCGCGTAGTTGGGATGCACCAGTGTCAGCACGTCAGCCGACTGCACATAGTGGATGTCGAACAAGTCGGCTTCGGCGTATGGGTTTGTGATTTCGTAAGGTGAGCCGCCAGACAGCAGTGTCGCACCCTCTGTGTGAAAGCGAATGTAGCCAGCATTCAACTCGATGACCATCGTCTGCGTGGTGTTGAACGTGAATGGGATGAGGCGCACCTTCTTGGTGGAGTCCTTGACCTCACGCACATAAGCAAAGCCAGCACGGTTCTCGGCTGGGCCTTGCGGCTTGCTGATGAAGTTGCGAAGGCGAGCAGCGCCCGACTGGAACTTGTTGTCATCGATGCGGCCAAACATCTCTGGTGACATCTCGCCACCAGCAAACGACTTTTGTAGCGTGCGGAAGTTAGCCATCAATCGGCTCCTTGTTCATTCGGGATTGAGTAGTAGCGGTCACCAAACTTCTTGACGGTGAAGCCGCGCTCTTCTTCGCCAGCCACGGCTTTGTCCCATGACTCATGAGTCTTACCCTTGAGCATGAGGTAGCTCTCTGCTGGCAAGCCGTGCTTGTGCTTCTCAGCGTCAGTGGCTTCACGCACAGAACCCCAGTGGCCAAGGTTTTCACCTGTGCCTGTTGGCCCCATGCCAGCGGCCATTGCAGCCTCGTAGTCGTAGTCTTCACCCTCTGGGTCGAACTCTTCTTTGGTGTTTGGCTTGTGGACGATTTGCGTGAATGCAGCCGCAGCCAAATCAATGATGGGTAGTGTGGCCATGCTTATCTCCCAGCCATCCAGCCAACGATTTGTTGCGGGTTGGCCTTTCGTTGGTTTGCATCAGACGATGTTGCGCGAGCCAAGTAGCCTTGCATCATGGCAGTGCAGCGCTTGGCTTCAGCAGCGCCAGCATCACCCTTGATGATTGGGCCAGCCAGCATCGATGCCAAGTGCCACGACAGCGTCATGGTGAACAGCGGCGAGAACTTTGTGGTGTCAGAGATGGTGGCCGTGTATCGCATCACAGCGTTTGACTGGTCGGTATAGATGACTTGTGTGCCATCTTCAAGAATTTCAGCAGAGAAGTCTTGCGGCACATATCGACCAGCAGCAACCACAGGCGCAAAGTTGGCCGATGTGAACGGTGTGTCCGTTGGGACAAAGTGCGATGAGTAGTCGTCATTCGCGTCAGGTGGAATGATGGCAAGGATGTTTGCAACGTCAGGCGGCATGCCATAGCAATAGTCCCATTCTGGCCATGAGCTGGTCAGAAGGGCAAGTGACGCACGCTTGGTGGCAAAGCCCCATGAGTGCATCTCAAAAAGAGTGTCACGCGCAATCGGGTAGAACCGAGCGCAGTGTTGTGATTGAGCCGAGCCTTCAGGCGGCTTGATGCTTGACACTGTGGCAGTATCGCCAAGGTGGCCAAGGGCTAAGTTACAGATGTCAATTTCGCTGGCCATGTCAGGCTCCTAAGAAAAAGGGGTGACTACGGTTTCCCACAGCCACCCCCGATGCCTTCAAAAAAGAAGAACTACACCGAGCTTATTCTGCGTCAGCAGTTTCAGTCGGTTCAGCCGCTTCGCCTTTTTTCCACTTCTTGGTGGGTTTGGCTTGGGCATCTTCCTCTTCGACCAGCTCTAGGTTCTCACCTAGTTTGCCTTCGTATTCAACAATGTCACCTTCCTCACGGATGGCGTTACCGATGAACGACTTAACAAGCACGCGACATTTAGCCATGATGTAATTTCCTTAAATTTAAGCAACAGTGAAGCCAGAAGCGTAGAACTTCTTGCCGTCTTGGATGGTTTCAACAACGTCAGCAGTCACTGTACCAGCGCTGTATGTGCCAGAGATAGTGTAGCGTGCGCCGAGGTAGCGTTGGCCCTTAGATGCAATCGCAGGGTTGATACGCACGGCAGTGTTGTAACCAGTCACCAAAGAAGCTGACACGATTGCGTCTGTGCTACCGATGACGGTGGGGCTAGACAAGTCAGCAGAGGCCGAGCTGATAACTTCAAACTTCACGGATGTACCACCAGTCAAGGCAGCAGTCACAGCAAAGTTCATGAACAGGTTGTGGCCTTCACCCATATCGCGAGCGATAGAGAGGTCAATGGTGTTTGTGGAAACGGCAGTGGTGGTCAGTGCTTGGTCTTCTGAAACACGGAGCAATTTATCGGTAATCATTTGAATTTCCTTTCAAGGTTTGGACGGAGGAGGCGTTAGCCCCCTCCTGCTAATTAGCTGACAACAGCTTCAGTGTTCAGGATTGCGTCAACACGGCGCAAAGGAACTCCCAAGAACGACAACCAGCTATATGGTGTGCCGAACTGAGACAAGCCTTCGTTCACTTTCAACACATACTGGCTCTTGTCCAAAGCGGCAACGCTCAGACCAGAGTGAACAGTACGGTTCATGTAGAACGCAGCACGACCCATTGCCATGTTTGGAATGCGATACAAAGCGCGAGCCATCAATTTGATGACAGCGGTTGCAGCGGTAGAGGCTTGAGTGCCAGTCTGGCCAACCAAATCGCTCACATCGATGTTTGCGATGCGAACGACATAGCGCCAATCTTTCACGACCAAGCCGTTTTTCCACTGGTAGCGGGTAGCGTAGGCTTGCAAACGAGTGCCATCGCTGTTGTACACGGTTTGTTCGCCGAGGTCTTCGTGAATCAAACCAGCCTTAGAGCCTTTAGGGAAAGGGCAGTACACAGTGTTGTCACCCCACACCACCAAGAAGATGGATGTGTTGTCAGAGCCAGAACCACCAGCGCTCAAGATGTTTTGAGCGTTAGAGGCGGACAGGCTTGAGTAGCGAGCAGCCAAACCCAAGAATTGCTTGGGGTCTGTCGATGGGTTGCCGTAGAACAAAGTCGTGGCTTGAGTCTGGTTCATAGCTTCCAAGAAAGCTGTGTCTTCAGACAAACGGAATTGAGCGGTGTTGCCGTTCAACATTGCCAAGTCTTTGTCGACTTCAGAGCGAGCTTCCAAGATGCCGCAAGCCTCGTCCACTTGAGCAGTGGTCGATTTGCTGTTTGGAATACCTTGGTTCAATGCACGCCAGTAGACGGTGGGCAAGCCAGTGCGAATCACCACACGGTCACCAGTAGGCAAGTTGCCTTCTTTGAACACGCAGTCTTCAAGCACTTCGTTGGATTGCGAGAGCAATTCAGCAACGATTGGGATGCGACCATCTGGGTCGGTACGTTTGGCCCAGTCGGCCAAGGTCAGGGAGGTATTAGCAAGAGTTGCCATTTTGATTTCCTTTTAAGATTGCTGATTTGAATAGAGTGCCGAGGCTTGGTCGTTAAACGACTGAGGTGCGCTCCGAGGATTTGCACCAGTCGTTGAACCAACAAACTTGTCTTCACTGATTGCCTTGCCAGCTCGGTACATAAACCGAATTACTTCGGGGTTATTTCCCAAGCCAGACTCATTAAGCAGCGTGCGTAGTTCGGGAGTGCCAAAAGAGTCCAGAGCTTTCTTTGCAACAGCCAAGTTTTCGTTCAGCTTTTCGCCTCCGAACTCTTTGTCTGTTTGCGCTGATTGCGCCCAGTCATTCTTGATACTCTCAAACTGCTCCATTTGACGTTGAGCCAATGTTGGCCCCATCTTGTCGAGCAGTTTCTGCGCGGCTTCCTGCGACAGATTGGCTTCTTTGGCAACTTCCGAAAATGCGGTCAGCGTTTCGGAATCGAACTCTTTGCCTTCGGGGGCTTTGAACTCGTAGCTTTCAGGCGCACCTTGAGGTTTGCCTTCCGTGTTGCCATCAGCAGCCCCATCCTTCACACCGTCTTGAGTGCTAGTCTGGTTCTGGTCAGCATTGGCTTGCTGCTGGTTCGCGACCTGCTCATTGCCTTGCGGCGCTGTGCTGGCTGCGTCTTGCGATGAGGCCGTACCTTCAGTGGTCGTTGCGGCTGTGTCCGTCATCAGCGATTCCATTGGATTGCTCCTTGATTAGTTGCATGTAAAGCTCAGGGCAGTGAGCGTGAAGCATTGCCAGCATGCGGTTGCCGTAGTTCCTGTTGCCCTCTGCGAATGCCATTTGCATCGAGTTGGTGTTGAACGACAGCCTGTACACGCCTGATTGCTCCAGAAGTCGGCCGACAATGCGGCGACCCCTCCGACTACCCATGAGCCATTTGAGGTCAGCTTCTTCGTTCTTGGCGGCGTTGCGTTCGCGCAGCTCCCTCTCGGAAGTTTTGCGCTCTTGCATCTGCACGTCAGTTGGGTCGTAGCTGGTACTCATGTTGTCAATCTATCCACAGTGCTTGGTATTACGGTCACCATTAAGGCGTGTCGTTCTTGATGAGGATGCCCTCAATCTGGATGCCGACCTGCGATGTGGCGCTTGAACTGCATTGCCATTGGCAGTCGGTTTTCTCTACGTACCCGCGAGGCACTGTCTTGTCTGAGATGTAAGAGCCAGCGAATGGCACTTGCAGCACAGCGCGAATGATGCCAGATGCGTTAATGGTGTAAGACCGATAGTTTGTGATTTGGTTGTTGCCTTGGTCTGTGTAAGCGTTGACCTTAGCCAAGTAAAACGTGTAGCCAGCAGGTACGGTGTAAATGCTCATCGCACTTGTGCCAGCGCCAACAGCAATCTTGGCGTAGGTTTCAGTCTTCGCATTGTTGCCAAGGCTGATTGCGCCAACAGGGTTCACGCCATCGATGACGGTGATGCCGTTGATGCGCTTGTACGCATTCGCCGTGGCCACGCCAGTCGTGCCATTCGTCAACAGCAGCTCTTCACTCAGCATGTTGTAGTTGGCATCAAGGCCGTTGATTTGAATCAACACGTTGGTGTCAGATGCGCTTGAACTCCACAGCAGCATTGTGCCGTTTGATGGATAGACGTATGCCGTGTTGTTTTCCCAAATTGGGATGAACGTGGAGCCGACAGACGATTGGTAGCCAGAGATGTTGAGGCTGGTGTGGTTCTTCACCAAGCCTCTGGCCACATTCAAGTCCCATGCTTCGACCCTGCCATGCTCGGTCATCGATGGGTAGTGGACTGGCAACTGCATCAGCTTGCGCCGTACAAGGCGTTGGAGATGTTGTTGATGCGTGAGCCTTCTGAGCTGTCACCGTAGAGCGACTCAGCTTTGTCTTGCTTCTTGTTCTCGCCGCCAATTTCCATGTCGGTGATTTGCAAGCACATGCGAGACTCAGCATCGCTGCCTTCGTACTGGTTAGAGCTGACAGACTTGACCACCACCTTGGCGGTAATCATCATCTCAGTGCCGACCTTTGGCAAGGCAGTGATGCCCAGCTTTTCCATTGAGCCGTCATCGAGGTCGATGCTCAAGCCATAGGGGTAGCTTGGCTCTTTGACTTCGATTGCTTGGCCAGTGTATTCGCCACGCTCTTCTTGCGACATCTTCATGTTTACGAGTGCCATGATTTTTCCTTATGCGAGGCGGTCAAGTTTGAACAGGTTGCGTGCGAGCTTGTCGAGGATGTCGTCAATCAAGTTCTGGATGTGTGACTCACCACCCATCAACGCGCGGTTGGCTTCGATGTAGTCGTAAATCTTGCGAGCTTCGGCAGAGTAGCTGCTGACATCAACGCCCTTGAATTGAACGGCTTGCTGAGTGCAGCCCATCCAGCTTTCAGCCAAGCCATCGAGGCCATCTTCAAGAGCTGAGTATGTGTCGCCCAATGCTTCATGCGCGGCAAAGCTGCCAGCGCCTGTGGTCATCAGGTGAACCTTGTGCAGCGTGTCAACGGCAACAAGCATCTTCTCGATGAATGCGGTTGCATCTGCGCTGTTGCCGTATTTTTCTGCGCTGCCGTACAGCAGTGTGCCTTTGGTTGCCATGATGATTTCCTATCGTGAGTTGTAGCCAGAGAACATGTCCATCACGTTGGTCAACGCACTGGGTTCAGTGGTTTGAGCGCCAGCGAGGTTGCGAGCAACTTCTGACTGGGTGTGCATGGCTTCGGTTTGCGCTTGCGCGGCCGCTGCCTTGTTGCGTGCATCGCGAACGATGGCCACTTGGTCGTTGGCCACGATGAGCTTGGGGTCAACGCCAAGCATGTCAGAGTAAGCATCAGCCCACTCGTCAGCATTGAACTTGTCAAGCACGTCTGGCTTGTACTGAGCGACCATGCCGAGGTTGCCAACGAAGCGGTCAACGCCGTTTGTGCCAATGGCACGCTGGGCTTGAGCAAGCATCGACACGAACTCAACATTCAGCTCCATGCCCTGCATCTCTTCAGGTGGAGGAGGCAGCACGCCAGCTTCAAGCATGCGAGTGAAAGTGGTTTCAATCAGCGGGTCAAGCAGCTCGTTGTGCAAACGCTCAAGCACTGGGCCAAGCATCAGCAGCTTCTCTTCGTGGCGCTCTGCAACCTCTGTCGCGGTCATGCGAGTGTCGGTGGCGTTGGCCAGCATCAAGAACAAGTCAGCATAGAAAGCGCCACGCACGCGCTCGCGACAGTCTTGGATGTCCATCAGCAAATGGTCAAGGTTCAAGTTGACCTCAAACATGGACTTGATGCCGCCGCTTGGGCTGTTCGCGTCAACGAAGGTGATGCCGTTGGGCAAGCGCTCAACGTCACGGTTCTTCATCGAGGTTGGAACCTGCAACGGTGGCATGGTCTGGTAGTCAATCGCTTGAGCTTTGCGAAGCTGCTCATGCTGCAACTGCTTGATGTCGCCGAGCGCTTCCATCGCAGGGCTGTTGCCGTAGATGTCACCACCTGCGGTTGCCCAACGAGGCACGACAGCAGGGAACTCTTTGAAGCCAGACTCGCGCAGGTACTTGTTGCGCTCGCCACCAATCTCAAAGTAGTACGAGGCCCAAGGCATGTTGAGCGCGTCCTTCTTGCGAATGTCACGGTCAGCGCGTGGCTCGATGGCGTGGATGATTGGAATCCAAGCATCTAAGCTGCCACGGTCATACAGGTTCTGCACAGTCTTTGAGCATTGCTTGTAGCCAAACTCTTTGACCATCTCGCCCACGGTCTTTTCAAACTCGCGATAGATTGTGCAAATCTTGCCTTGATAGTCTTGCGCCACGCAGAACTCACCTGTGGTCACTGGGTAGTGGTGGATGATGTTCTTGTAGTCGGGCAAGATGATGGATGCCGCAGTGCCAAAGCCGCCCAGCTCTTCGTAGATGCCGTGCAGTGCG